CTATTAAGTTTAATAAAATTACCGGTGGTTTTTTTGATCATTCTAACGGCGCCCTTCCTTTAGAAAATTATCCGCGAGAGGTTTATGGTTATTTTAATGTAAATACCAACGGTACCAGTCTAGAAAATATACAAAATACTGTTGTAAAAAATCATGGCCGAGAAGGATTTGATACAAGTGCAGGTGGATCCTTTACATATGATGCTAGTAGTATAGCTATAATGAACTGTCCAAATTTAGTTAGTTTAAAATTTTTCCCTAAAACAGATAGTTCTACCTCAGTAGATATCAATCAATGCCCAAAATTAATTAATTTAGAAGGGCTCCCTCAGAAGATAGCGGGAAGTTTAAGTATACAGAACTGTGATGGGTTAAGGTCTCTTAAAGGGGCTCCTGCGCGTATCGATCCTTCATATAGAGGCGCGACCCTCGTGCCCGGCGGCGCCAACGCTGTGCTAAGATTGTACCAAATAAATAGCTTAGAGACTTTACACTATGCACCAGCTTACAATGGTCCGCTTTTTTTGCAGCATATGTCTAAGCTTAGAAGTTTAGAAGGAGCTAGTAGAATAGAGTTAACTCATTTTGCTCTTGACGAATTAGCAATAACTAATCTTGCAGGCCTACCTTCAAATATGGTAGAACCAGACATTACTTCTACTGGTTCTTCTTCATTTCCGAGTGTATTTGCAAAAACAATAAACAATACCATTCGCAATTGCGAAGAATTAGTTACTTTACACGGCACCCCAGACGGTATACGGACTCTATCTATAATGAGGTGTCCGGCTTTAAAAAACCTTAACGGTTTACCTCGTAACATGGTCATGTTAATGATTGAAAATTGTCCGTCTTTAAACACTCTTGAAGGGTTACCAGATGTTATTGAAGGGGATCTTCAGATATCTAATTGCCCGGGTATAACAGAGGGCGTATTAACTTACTATGCTGTTGGGGATGTTGTTAAAGGAGACATCTACGTAGGCGAAGAAGGGGCTAGTCGTTTTAATAGCCACCCATTAGATAAGTCTAGATATACAAGAGCAATAAGAGACGCTATACTTAAAGGCGATCAGGACGCTAATGTAAACTTGGATATTTAATAAGTATATATATGCTTACACCAATCTTTATTGTAATTTTAATTGTATCAGGGGCTGTTGCCTTTCACTATTATATTTTAAACTCTACTAAGTCATCCTCAGCCCCTACCCCTTCAGTTACACCAGACTTACCGGTTACCCCTCCGCAACCGACCCCTCCTCTTCCACCTCCGGTTACCGTTGATATAGGCTCTGAAACCTTAATCATTGAGTCAACCCCATCACCAGATTTTCCTCCTATGACAACAGAAAATAATAATCCCACACCAGAAGAACTTCCTATTGTAGTTGACTCTGCAGTAGTTGACGAAGCAGCTGACGAAGTATCAGCTCCTAAAAAGAAAGCAGCTAAAAAGAAGGCCGCTACAACTAAGAAAAAGAAAGGCTGATATGAGAGATACTAGTTTCAATAAATTAGTCACTCTACTTGAAGCTATTGAGCCCACGCTTAATCCTAATCCTCCGCGTATTGACGAAGAGGATCATGAAGTAAACATGGGCTATAGTCAAATAGAATCTATCATGCGTAATGCAAAAACGATTCATGATATTCTGAAAAAGCTTCCAGAGAATGCTAATCTTGAAGCTTGGGCTCAAAGTAAGTTAACTATGGCTGATGACTATCTAGTATCAGTGGCCGATTTCATGAGAACAGAATACGGTCATGATGAGTATGCTGCTTATGACGAGGATACCGCTGAAGGTCAAGGTTTTAGTGAAACCGAAAACCCTCCTGGGGATCCAACTGACGAAGAAGCTCCTACCGCGCCCGGTAACTTTACAACTCAATAGCTATACCTGTTCCGGGTATTTCAATAGCACCGCCGTCCTTAGGATAGGCGGTGTCTGTTTGTTCGAAGTCTTTATCATCGAACGGTACATATCTTAGTTTACCTTCTTCCTCTACTATCTTACCGATAATAGCACTATCCATATGCATACCGGTTAATAACCATACCATTTCGAATATAGCAGTATGATTCTGTTCATCTACTCTAACTTCGATAAAAGCCTTGCTAAAAACTAATTTAAAATCATCTTGCACCTTTATGTCAACGCGGTAATATGATTCTCCTTCTTTAAGACCGTAATACTTAAATTTGTAGTCGGATTTGTTCTTTTTGTTGAACAATTCAAAAGCAGGTTTTGTAAAGACCGAATCTTCAGTTTTTTCGATTATTTGATAGAATTGAGACTTAAACTTTGACATATGTAATATTTACCTTTTTTACTTGAAATTAAAAGTAAATATGATATATACCGCAACATATGTATTACCTGCCTAAAAAACTACTCAATAACAATCCGTTAATTACTGCTAAGGAACAGTACCATTTGGTTCAAGTTATTGAAAATTTTAAGAGTAGAATGCATGACTTTTTAGAAGCTAGAAAGGGTCGAGGGGAAAAATTTGAAAGCGAGCTTCCTGCTGGAGATGAGATTACTCCAGATGAACTCAATAATTTAATCGGTCTACTATCTGATATTGAGTCGCGTAAAAGACCTATCACTCGTATAGCATATCTCAAAGCTCTAAATATCTTACAACAAGACATTAAGCACTTACCTATTCTTAAAAATATCTTTAAGAAAAAAGGACTCACTAAGAACGTAGCTATGCCTATAGAGAGTATATTGAGTGCAAATACTTCTAACCACGTCAACGATTTAGTTAATTATATTAGAGGCTCTGAACAAATCTCTGCCTCTGAATTAGCTAGTATGTCAACACCTGAACGAGTAGAAAATTTATTTCCTATGCTTCATGAGCATTTAGTAAGAAGTATTTTTAGTATGACAGTACCCGGGGGTGGTGGTAAAGGTACTGGTAAGGGAGAACTAGCATTAATACTTTTACTTAAAGACGGTATGCACCCAGTCAAAGGAGATGTACAGGTACCTGAAGGTCTAATTGAAGTAAAGCAAGGCGCCGGCGATGAGCAGTCGGCAGGTCGTTTAAGCGGGTCTCAAAATATATACGGAGACATTAAAGCAGCTTTTGTAAAAAACTTTAGCGATATTATAGGTAATGCACCTGGGTTTAGAGAAACATATTGGTATAATTTAAACGATAAAAATTTTAAAACATTCACCCAAATGTTAATGCAGGCTATTGAGGCTGATCCTAATCGTAATTTACGAGAACAAATTGTAAGAGCATACACTAATAGTGTATCAATATATCTTAAAGATTTTAACCCTGAAGCAATAACTTCTACCATTGATGGAGCATTTGATCGCCTAGGTTTACCACTTAAAGAACAATTAACTGTGGGTCTGTTTAAGCTATGCTTTATGTACTATCACAGTATAGAAAGCTTTACATACTTTGCTGTATATAAAGACGGAGAGTTATTTTTTAAGACCTACGAAGAAGCGCTAAACAGTATTGATACTCCAGGCGGGTTAACTTATGCCGCAACGCCTAACTTTCAGGATGCTCGTGGTAATGCCTTTATGGTAACGTTTTAAAAACTCTTAAAGAGTCTAAACGCTTTATGTAGACCAAACATATTGGTTCTAAAATTACCTTCTACATCAGCTTCAGCATGAGGCATACTCATACGAAATGTCTTAACTGCTCGGTGTACTGCTTCCCAATCAGTTTTTTCTACTATAACCTCTAGGCATTCGCGGTGTAAATCAAACTCGTCGTAGTTTCTATAGTCCCATTCCCAGTGGACCAATTCGTAGGAACAATCAGGCTGAACGTAATCCACGCAAAAATCATGACCCCATTTGGGTTTAATGTTTAATAGTTTGCTAAGTTCGGGTCTCTTTTTAGCAGCTTTTTGTATTTGTTTTTTAGCTTCCCCTTCAAACCCGTAACGTACAACACAAAAAGAATGATCTAATACATAAGGAGAATTACTATCTACCTGTTCAAACCATCTTTGTATTGCTGCGCTCCATCCATTTGGATTGCCTGATTCATGGGCAAAGACTTTTTCATTATGCATCCCAATATCATTAATTTTGTAATACTCTTGTTCAATCGGAAGCAGCTCATATCCCTCTCTATCGAATTGAGTGATTTGACAGGTATAGAGCAAATCCTCATTCTTAATAGGTTTTACCAACATAGGCATGGTGGGCAGAGTAATACGATTGGGTTTAAAGAGCATATTATGATTTAATAGTTTATATTATTTAATCAATTGTAAGTATACAAAGATGCCAAAACCTAAAGAGCAAACTTTTTATCTAGGTAATAAGAATCTGCCAGTACCGGAAACTCAATTTGAGTGGACTCCAGAAATGGTAGAAGATCTAGAAAGAGCTAGAAAATCTATCTTACATTTCTCTCGCTTCTTTTATATAGTTAATCTAGATGAAGGTAAACAGCCTATTAAACTTTATCCGTATCAAAAACGCATATTAAAAGCTCTAGTAGAAAATAGATTTAACGTAGTATTAGCTTCTAGACAAATTGGTAAAACTACTATTCTTACTATATTTGCTCTCTGGATGATTTGCTTTAATGATGATTATAGAGTGCTATTAATAGCAAATAAAGAAGGTACCGCAAAGAATATATTTAAACGTATTCGATTAGCATATGAAATGTTGCCTAACTTTTTAAAGCCGGGTGTTGTTAACTATGCTAAAGAAGGTATGGAACTAGCTAATGGTAGTTCAATTGGTATTAGTACCACCACCTCTGACGCAGCTAGAGGTGAATCTATTAATTGTCTTCTTATTGACGAAGCTGCATTCATTCCTGCAGAATTTATGAACGATTTCTGGGAGTCGGTATTCCCGGTCATTACATCTTCGAAAAAATCTAAAATCTTTATGCTTTCAACCCCAAATGGGGTGGGTAATCTGTTTTATAACATTTATACCGATTCTTTAGATAATAGTAACGGTTGGCATAATGAAAGAGTTGACTGGTGGGAAGTGCCTGGTAGAGACGAAAAATGGAAAGAAATGACTGTTAAGGCTCTCGGTTCTGTAGATGCATTTAATCAAGAATATGGAAACGAATTTAGAGCTGCAGGAGAAAATGCTCTTGATAAAGATCAAATGGAAGAGTTTGAAAAGTCAGCTCCAGATCCAATATTAGAAAGCGAAGACGGATGCTATCAAATTTGGAAACCAAGACAGGAAAAACATTTTTACGCTATAGGGGTTGACGTAGGGGAGGGCATAAGCCGTGCCAATTCTACTATACAAGTACTTGATATAACCGATTTAATTAATATAGAACAAGTAGCTGTATATGCTAATAATAAACTAGACCCGTTTAATTTTGCCGGTCGTCTAGTAGAAATTGCTCATGAATGGGGACGTCCACCATTATTAATTGAACGTAATAATTGTGGTGCGCAAGTTGTTGATGCTTTAGTACATACCCACAATTATGAATCTATTGTAAAATATACCCCTAGTATGGGCACCTATACTGACAAGGTAGAAAAAGATTCTCGCCTGGGAATATACTCTCACACTAATAGTAAATTTAACGGTATGTCTAATTTGCGTTACTGGATGAGTACTCTTCGTACGCTTAAAATTTACGACAAGAAAACTATTAATGAGTTTAAAACTTATGTTCGTCAACCTAACGGGGTATGGAAAAAGCAATCAGATCGTTATTTGGATGATAGAGTAGAAGCATTAATTTGGGCTTTATTTGTATTAGACGGTAAAGTTATAGAACAATTTTACGAGGTATTGGAAAAAGACACTAACGGTAAACCTCTTAAAATTTTACCTTTAAACTGGGACCCGTATGAAGTGTCTGAGACTAGAATACCTAAACAAGAAGAGCTTTATAATAGATTTGCAAAAGGCAAACAAGACAATCAAGGCACTACCCGCAATCCTGCTTTTATAGGTGGTAGTAGTAAGACAACAGGCGACCTTGATGAGTTAATCGGGCAAGGTTGGCGGCCGTTAGGTATTAATAGTTCTAGCGGACCTTCTTACGGCTTTATTCAATAAATAAAAAACCCGTTGATTGCTCAACGGGTTTAATTCTAAAAGCTTACTATGTCTTATTCGAAAGCTTTCTTACCGGTAGTTGCAACTGTACCTGAACCTACCTTATTGCTCTTGCCCTGAAGAGAAGCGTTATTGCCCTTTTCTTCTTTTGGCTGTGGTTCATTTTTAAAGGTGCCCTTATCGGCTGTACCCTTAACAACTTTAAGGTCACTTACTGTCTTCATCTTGGCTTTATCATGAAGCTGTTCTGACTTAGCACCAGAACCTACACCAGCATGGCCGAGATCTTGAGCTTCTACTTCTTCTTCAATCGGAGGATCGCCGCCTTCTTCGCCCATATTTTCCATTCCACCGGCATCAGCTGGCTCATCTCCGCCCATCATATCATCTTGGCCGCCAGCTTCATCCCCGCCACCGAGTTGAGCCATTAATAGGTCATGTAGCTTCTGTGCGGTTTCGCGGTCAAGAGTAATTGTTACTTCGGATGTTTCTTCACCACCCATATCGTCGCCGGTATCGGCATCCGCTGCTACGTCGTCAGCTGGTGGAACACCGGCATCTGCACCCATATCAGCATCTGCGTCTTCTGTGAAAGGAATACGCTTAATAGCGTCTTCGTACAATTGGTCGAATTTTAATTTTGACATAGTAAATTTTGGTTTGTAATTATATTTATTATTCTCCCCTGCAGATTCCCGTACTTTTTCTTTAGGAGTAGTATTTTTTGCTGCATCATCCTCGTGTACGTTTTCTTTTGAATCTTCTTTTTTGTCTGTGTCTTCAGAAGTTTCAGCAGTCTCTTTTCCTTCTTCTTTTTTCATTTTGCTCTTATCTGTACCTGGATCTTGCTTTTTTGAGATCTTTTCAAATTGATTTCCCTTTAATCCTTCAGGGCCTGTCTTTTTAGCTAAATGTACTTCATCTCCTTTTGCACCAGGGCCACCGCCTAAAGCAGATCCTGGCTTTACTTGTTTATTCTCTGGGAGATACTGAGTTGCATCTGTTAAAAGAATTTCCTGTCTTTGTTCTATTATACTTTCCACGGGTTTACTATTACTTGCAATACCGGAATAAATTTCTCCTAGACTAGATAAATCTTTTAGCTTCATTTAAATATATTTAGTATAACTGGCTTTATTTCTATTAGTAAGAGTAAATAATTTTAATGGCTAGCTATTTGTCTAAATATTGTACCGACACCGGGCCCTATACGGCTCCTGGTACGGATGATGTAGGCCCTCAATTAAGTGGCGGATATAATTGTGTATATGGTACAACCGGTTTTCGATATCTAGATGTAGATAATACAACAGCAGAAAGACAGCTTTGGGAAAACTGGTGGAATGAACAAATTAGAATTCATGGGCAAGAAGTTAATTACTATATTAATGGATATAATTTATCTGCCCATGACTTCTTCTACGGGGAAATGCCGTTGGTGCGTTATTCAACTCCTTTACCAATGGTACTTGCTTTAACACTTAGTAATGATAATGTTGTACTAAGCAAATTCGGATTACAAGGAGAAGCGGATTTAACTGCAATTATACCTATTACTACATTTACTAATGTAGTCACTGCAATAAGCGGGGTGCTTTCAGCTGCAAATTATGAACCTAAAGCAGGGGATTTAATAGAGCTAGCAGAATATGGCCGTACAAGACCTGGAGGAAGAAGTGGTAAAGTTTTTGAAATAACAGAACGCGTTGATGAAATGGGCGGTGAAAACAATCAATTGCTAGGCCATTACGTTTGGATGATTAAAGCTAAGCGCTTTGACTTCAACTATGAACTCGACGCCCCTCGTGAAAATCTCATGGATCAAGTTTATGATAATAAATTTGACGGCCAAGTTAATAGTTTACCAAATGTTTTAGAAACTAAAGAATATACCCAATTTGTTGACAAAGATTCTGAGCAAGTGTTTAGTTATAACGAAAACACTCAATCCAATACTAACGTTTATGGGGATTACGAAGATAATAACACTATAGTAAACCTTATAGGGGTAGCCAATGCCGCAGGTCAAACTGTCGGAGCATTAGGCGCTTCAGCTTCTAATACATATGTTGTTGTACAAAGCCCGAGTAACTACTCAATGAGTACTGGGGCAACAATTACCTCTGCAAATGCAGTCGCCCTACAAACTCTCTACTCATTACTCTCTTCTTATAACCCTTCACTAAGCTCTCTTGTACCTATTATGCCTACAATAGAGACCGTCGCAGCAAGT